GCAATAATATTTGTTGATGTGTATGGTAAAGAGAAGTAGTTGTTATAACCGGATGATGTTCGTGCAAAATTCAATAAAGAAATTGCACTACTTGTTGCTTTTTCCATGTTATAAGCTAACGCCAAATTCTTTAACGGGAAGTTTTTGACAGTTTGTTTTGCTGTCATGCGCTTTGTTCTACGATTGATAGATGCATTAAAGTCTGCAACTCCAGAATCGGATGCTGAGTAACCAGAAAAATCATCAACCATAATACCGTTTTTAAATCTGTTTAATCCATATGCATCAGAAATCTGCAATGAATTTGCATTTTGTTCCAATGCATTTAACGCTGTATAGTATTCAATTCTATTAATTCTTGTATCCAATCCAGCAATATCTGACATGGTATAACGGCGATTTTGTACCGATTCTATAGACAAATCGGATAGTCCAGTTGAGATTTCTGTTGGAACATATCCTGTATATGGTCTATGTGTAATGTTGGCCAAAACTAGTGATCCATCTGGTGCATTAGGCAACAATGGATTAATAGAAGGTGAACCCTCAATGATTTGAATTGATTTATCTTTTGATATAATCAGTTTGTCTTTACGTCCAAGATAATAAGAATAGTCACAAATAAAGGTTGACAAATCTGCTGGCTGTAATGTACCTAATCTAGTTGAAGAAGGATTAGAATAACGGAAAACAAATTGTGTTTGTGCATTGAGTATTGAAGGTCTAAAGTCTATACAATCTCTCAATGAATACACGGCACCATGTTTACTGGTGTATGATGGAATCTCATTGTAGTTTTCTGGTGAACTTGAGTTATCAATGTATGACATTTTACTAAAGTAACCATCACCACCACTGTGTTTATAATAGTCTAGAATAATAAGAAGGTTGCCTGTAGGCTTAACAGCACCCGGTCTTAATGTTAATGATGCATGGTCATAATAACTATCTCTTTGACCATTATCAAATGTGTATCTGTTTGTAACATCATAAGAACTGTTTGTTAACATATCCAGAGTTGGATACACATTGGTTTTTGTGTCAATAATTTTTATAATTTGTTTAACATCAGACAAATATAATGATTGTTTTAAACCATTAGCCAAAACACCAGCTGCCTTAATATAAACGTGACCTGTTGAACTTGCTGAGTCATCAACAAATGTATTTGTAGCTACAGTAGTCATATAACCAGAAGCATTACTTGATACTGCTGTTGTATTTCCTGTGACTAGATTCTTAATTCTTAGTACGTGACTAGTGTTAGTACCATCAACAACAAACACCTTTGCAATAATTGTTGCAGTAAATGCGGTCAAATCTGATGTTGGTGTTGTGAATGTTGCAACCGAACCATCATTGTTTAAGGTAACACTTCTACCATTCAATGTCCAAGGAACAACTTGACCATTAGTCAGTGTACTATTTGATTGTCTGTCTGTAACAATAATTGTATAACATTGTTCAACAACATCACCTGATAATGTTGTGCCTTCATTACCCAAATGTTTAATAACGTTGGCGTAACTACTTGTGTAAGACAATTCAGCTGACAGAGTTGAACCAGAAACGTTAAAATTTATACCTTTAATTTCTTGATATGTTGTATAAGATGGTGATGAAATCTCAGAAACAAATGGATTACCAATTGGGTAAATCATTTCTGGTATATTTGGATTTTCAAAAATGGCATCACCTGATGGTATGTTACCAACTTTTCCTTGATTGTCAATCTTTGCACTGGCATATCTTACTTTTGGATATGTGTTATCACTGTTTGTAAACACCATAGATTCAATATCTGGTGTATCAAAGTTTAAAACATATACTGATGAACTATCAGGTGTAACACTCCATGATTGGCTTACTGTTGCAACTCTTGTGGTGCCATTGTAATTTGAAATAGTTCTGGTCTCACCTGCATTGGTTCCTCTGGTGATAGTAACATCAACACCTTCATACGCACCATCTACCGATGATGTTATACCATTAATGCTAGCCAATACTATTGATGTTGCATTTGCTGAGATAACATTTGCTGAAATTGATTTGTTTTCAATATCATAAACGTGTGCTTTGAAAACATAAGTTGACGCATCACTGTTTGATGGTGTGCTATCTAATTGTAGTCCACGAATGTATGCTGTTGCAACTAATGTGGAATTATAAGTTGAGGTGTTTGCAGTATTGATATTTGTATTGGCCACACAATGGAAATCTACTGTGTTGGCTGTTGTTACAGGAAATGTGGCTGTACCTATACCGGCAACGTTACTAACCAAAAAATAACTACCATAATCTATGAAAGATGGTTCGTTATTTTGGGATGCTGTTGTTCTTGCACGATTGGAGATGATGTTAATTGGTGATGGATTTTCCACACGATATCCGTGTACATAAGCCAGACCTTTACCAACGTTCATGGTATATTTGTCTTCATCATCTGCATAAGTTTTTGGTGTTAATTTAAAATCTTGAATTATATAATCACCATTAGTTTCATAGTCACGTTTCGCAAAGTAATCATCAATGGTTGCATAGACTGAACCATCAACCATTCTGTATACACTACCTTCCTCAATTCTAACCAATTCAATAAACAAAGAATCGTCACCAAAAAATAAAGGTCTTGAAGATATCTGTAAACTAATTACATAACGGTCTGCACCTGGTGCTTGATAGTTGGATGCACCAACTGCTGGATCCAACAATGAATTATCGTTTGCATAATCGAATATTGTTTCGGTTATTTCCAAACCAACTCGTCTTGATGGTGTATTACCATACTTGTCCAAGATAACTGTTTGTGGAGTTACTTGAACAAAGTTACCTAGTACATAGAAAACGCCTTGTGAAATGGATGCAATTGATGATGGACCTACCGCTTCACTTGGCATAGCCTGACAGGCTAGATTTGAATCTGAATCATAAATGATATCGTTGTCGGTAAATTGTGTTCCGGTTTTGTATGAAACAATCAATGTTGCCGCATCACCTTCGCCTGCGGTGCCTGTTGCTACCGCAGTTGTTATAACTCTAGCAACAACAGTTCCATCAGCATTTCTAATTAATTTATTTTCAAATTGTTCGATATCAATATTGATACCTTCAAATGATTCTTGAATCTTAATATACTTTACATCAAAATTGGTCGTAACCTGTCCACCTGTAACAGGAGAATTTTGTTTGAAAATGTTGTCCGCAAAACTGGTGATTTGATTTTGTAATATAGTTTGCGCTTGTGTTAATTCTCTTGCTTGTACAGCAACACCAGGTTTAAACAATATACGATGGAAGTTTTTTGCTCCATCGAAATCGTCAAAGTATGGATCAACGTTAAAATTTAAAGCCATTTTTTTCCCTTAGAAACCTAATACGAATCTGAATTGTTCTATGCCATCAGTACTTCTTTGAACACCGGATCTATTCTGTACATAAATCATATAACCAGAATGAACTGCAAAATTTGGAGTACTATATGACAATAATGTTCTTGTTGTCTTTGAATCTTGGCCAAATATTGGACTGTTATTTGCTGGAGTTCCTGTAGTATTTATCAGCTTAATTAGATTGGAACCACCATCAAAACTCAAAACGTTTGCATAAAATGTTGGATTGGCCAACGTACCTTGATATACGAATTCATCTGGTGTATAACCTGCATCTGAACCTGGAGCCACAACAATATTTGTTGTTGTGCTATAGATGATACCGTTAGCTGGGTTTGGATTGAATTGTTTTGTGGTTGGATTTACTATGATGCCTACTTGGTGATAGTCTATGTCTGTTGGTATAAAACCATTTTCATCACCATCGAACTCAGCGGTCAACATAACATGTTCACAACCTAACTCAGAAATAGGATCAAAACCATGGCCACCAATCGGTGATGTTGCCCATGTAACGTTGGCATTACCACCAATGGCCGAAGTCACCGCAATATTGGCATAGGTATAATTACTACCTGGATTTACCACGATAATATCTCTAACTGAACCACCATCCACCAAAGACTCCACGTTTGCGGATGCACTTGCGCCTGTGCCATCACCTGTGATAGTAACATACACGACCGCATTGACCGTGTCGTATCCTGACCCACCATTTATGACGTTGATAACATCTATACTGCCTGCACCTGCACTGGTAACCAATGGGTTCGGTGTATTGGAACCAACTTGTACTGGCATCCATTCTCTGTCCATAAACTTTAGTTTTAGACCGGTGTCAATGGTGTACATGAATTTCCATTTGTAACCATCGTCACCTTGGAAAATTCTGTTAGCTGAGTAAGTACCTGGTTCAAAATAAGGTTCTCTTGTTGATGCACCAGCATTATTGTTCCACAAACACTTAAAGACTTGGTCGTATTTGTTCTTTACATAGAATGTTTTGGTTATAAAACCATTTACATCTTTGGCCAACATGTCTACATCATCACGAAAATAATCATACACTGTGCCTGTGGTCCAGTCAACTCGTTGAATGACTGGTGATATATCACTGGTCTTAATTTGTTTTGCAACAAATATATTCTTTTGAACTTGTTTAATGGACTTCAAGTCACCAGTCGGCATGGTTGGATTATCATTATCTGCCCATGGAGTTGGCTTGGCCAAGAAACAATAGTAAGAATGAATTGGTATTGTAATTGCTGGCGGTACCACTGCAACTGGTGCATAATACAACAGGTCTATCTGTGAAACCTTTGATGCGCTTGTGAGTATGTTTTTATTTGCCATGATTTATTTATTATTGATATGTGGCTGCGACATATGTATTTGCTAGGTCATTGTTAAAACTAAAATATCTTAGATAACATGTTCTTGTTGCTGCTAAGTTAAATGTTGTTGCGCCCATTGAAGAATTAATTTCTGTACAACCGTGTGTTATTGTTCTTTGTTGACCTGATGTGTTGGTAATAATAACATCAGTGAATTTTCCTGGTACAAAAGAACTTAAAGTCACGACCAAATCTGCTGCGATGTTTGCTTTAACCATACTAGAATTGGAAAATCCAATATCAATTGCAGTTTGTGAACCTGGAAATATATTTGGAGTTCTTATTGTATTCGCAGCATACAAAGGTCCATTAACAGTTAGTATACCTGGTACTGTTAAGTTTGTATTAACAACAATTGTGGAAGTATTTTGCAATGATGTATTTGCTTGAGTGAAAGCACCGTTGGCAAACGATGCAGCACTATTGGCCTGTTCATAACCAGAATTGGCTCTTGTAAAGGCTGCATTTGCAAAGGTTGCTGTGGTATTCTGGGATTCATATGATGCATTAGCGGTTACAAAGGCACCATTAGCAAATGCAGAGGTTGTATTCTGTGATGCATAAGAGGCATTCGCTGTCAAAAAGGCACCATTAGCAAACGATGCTGCTGCATTGGCTGTTATGAATGCCGAATTTGCAAAGGATGCACCAGAATTGGCTGTTACGAAAGCACCATTAGCAAACAATGCATTCGAGTTTGCCTTATCATAAGATGCATTAGCCGTTACAAAAGAACCGTTGGCAAAAGATGCAGCAGAGTTGGCCTGTCCGTAACCAGAATTGGCTCTTGTGAAGGCTGCATTTGCAAAAGTTGCAGTAGTATTTTGTGATACATAAGAGGCATTGGCTGTTGCGAAGGCACCGTTGGCAAAGGATGCGGTTGTATTTTGTGCATCGTATGCTGCATTAGCAGTAATGAATGCTGCATTAGCAAACGTGGCACCAGAGTTTGCCGCAAGAAATGCACCGTTGGCAAAATTACCAGCAGAATTCGCAACACTAGATGGTGTATTTGCCTTTAAGAAAGCCGCTTGTGCGTATGCATCAGACAATTCAAAAATCTGTTCTAGTGTATAAGAACCAGTGACACTTGTTTGCAAGTTCACACCAACAAAAATTGTATTAGCTCTGTTGGTTGTCGGACTATTCTCTGTTAATTGCGAAATTTTTACTGTTGACATTGTTTACCCCAATAGGATTGTTTTTCCATCTTCTGTTATTAATGTATCACCATCTTCAGTGGCGAGTTCTGGTATATATGGTAATCCAGCTGAACCATATACTTGAATTTGATTTGATGATATTGTACTATTTGCAATGAAGGTTCTTTTTACAGCTATATAAGAATTTGTTGTCGAACTCAAATTGGTCGTCAAATATATTTTTTTGTTTACATAATCAACTGTGTTAACCACTTTGCTTGAATTATTATCAACAAGAACAACATCACCACGGTAAACAATATCTCTTATAGGATTTTCCGAATCACTATAGTTTCCATTATTCATCAAATCATATAGACCAGTCAGAGATGTAATATTTAGTACGTTTGAACCAGAGTTTCCTGTTACCACCGCAACGTTTGCATAGGTTAACCAAACATTACTTGCAAGTGTTATTGTGTTTGCGGCATCATTAACCGCAACAATTTCTGAATATACATTTGGACCATTCTTTGTTTCAATGCTGATGTGTGTGTCTGCATTGAATATTTGTTCCAAGTTTGCACCACTTTTGTGATTGATTTTAACTATGTTGTTACTTCTATTGGTAAAATCTGTTACAATTGTTACCACATCTTCTACATGTTCACCGATATAATATGACCATGGTTTACCTACATACAATGCTTCAAAAGTGTGTGAATTTATATTGTTGTTTGATTTTAAACCATAACGACCTAATACATTTGTTCCTACAGGATGCAACAGACCTAAAAGAACTTCTCTGTATTTTGAAATCTCTTTGTCAACTGTAATTAAATAGGTAAAGTTATTGTACCTATCATCCTGCATAATGTCAAATGAACTTGGCTGTCCTTGTGAGGTCAAATACTGACCATCACCAATGACCAAGCCATTTAAGAATGTTGCGTTTGCTTTTGCAGAACCATCACCATATGAAATGTAACCTTGTTTGTTATAGTTTCTGGTGTATACTGTTCTGTTACCTGATGCATCAAAATAACTATATGTCTTTTCAAATTGTGGAAATGCCGAGTTGGCCATTACCAAGTTGATGTTTCTATCCTCACCCAATATCTTCAATGTTAAATTTGGATTTGGATTTGCATTGTAGTTGAACACCTGTAGATTGTACAGTGACAATTGTGTGTTTGCATCTGGAGCCAATAAAGATACTGAATTAACTCTGGCGGTATATGTTGATAGGTTGATTGTCGGACCTTGATAGATGACCTCACCTTTACGTGGTAGATTTTCAATCGCAACGTTTGACACAACAATATCTTGTATCTTTAACGAGACACCTGGTTGTGATGAGTAATCTTCACCATAATTTTGTATGCCAATTGTAGTAATTGAACCAACACGGTCAACAACTAATGAGAAGTCAGCACCAGTACCTAGTATTCCAGGTACTGTTATGATTGCGCCAGATGCTTTTGCGTTTGCTGATTGAACACTGACTGAAGGTAAAAATTCATTTTTATAACCATTTCCACCTAATGGATAAAGTGGAAATGCATCGGCTGGATTATAAAAATAGGATATTCCTGTTATGGTACCGTTTGCACCAACACTGGTTACATTTGCATATGCACCTCGTCCAGAACCTCCAGTGAAAACTATTCTGTCGTTTGCTTGATACCAACCTCCACCATTAATGATTTGAATTGGTGCAAGTATACCAAGTGGTGCAATATCAGAACGTTTGGCTGAGTAAACATCAAACTCATCTTCTGTGGGTACTGTAGAAGTGACCTCGATGGTTGGTATAGATGCAATACCACCGCCACCATTGTCAACAATCATACTAAAAATTGAACTTGTTTCTAGTGTACTGAAAGATAATGCATCAATCATTCTTGTGTTTGCATTTGCACTTGCCATGTTTGCAAAAAAGAAATTACTATTACCAATTAGAACATCATCTTTAAATCCAATAACATCAGTTGTAATGTAACTAACATTTGCTCTTGCATTACCAGGTGCTGATGCTGTTGTTATAACTGCACCACTGGCCAAAACATTGGATGATTGAACTGTTGCGGTAAGACTAACAACAGCCTGTGCATTTACAGAAGGCACATATCTAATGCCTGTAATCGAACCTGTTCCACTAACACTAGTAACGTAAGCAAAGGCCGCATTAGCATAATTTACTCTATCGTTTACTCTATAACCTGAACCGCCTTGAACAATCGTGTAAGATGGTGGTAAGAAATTAGACAAAGCATATACGTTTGCTTTGGCACCTCCACCACCAGCCACTGTAACAACTGTGTTTGGTTTTAAAGTATAACCAAAACCACCATTCACAACATTGATACGTTGTAGAGAACCTCTTGTTGTTTCTGAAACAATAGCCGATGCACCAACACCAGTGGTGTCATCATCCATACCATCATATACAACAACAGGATCACCTGGTTGGTATAAAGAACCACGTTTGACAGAGTTTATTTTAATTTGACTGATTTGACCTACAATTTTTGCTGTAAGTATTTGACCGTTAAACAACACATCTTGGTTGTTCGAGTCAACTATCTTAATGAATTCTCCAGATTCAAACAGTCGTTGAATATCTGAAATAAAAATTTCTGTTTTCTCACCAACTAAAACTGCGGACTCAATAGTTGCGATTGATTTTGATTCTAAACCAAAGACTCTTAGGTTTTTAGTATTTAAAAAATTACGATTACTTGATGCAAGTTTTAAACTCTTTGAAACATACCATGTACCAGCAGATGCTTTAAACACCGCTTCTTTTGTATTGAAAACTTCAAAGTCTGAGTTAAAAAGGATACGAAAAAGAAATTCATACGATGCCGGTGTACCTTTTGTTTGGTATAATTGTCTTGCAACCTTAACTGCTTCTTCTTTACTTAACAGAGTATCTTTTGGAAAGAATGGTAAAAAATCATTAGTAAAGTAATCTAAAAATTCTTCTGTTGTGGTATCAATATCTTTGTATGATAACAGATTCTTGGTACGTTCGGTAACTTTACCTGTTTCTTCCATCCATTCATAGTATGCCTTAATAAACGTGTGAAAGTTTATATACTGGTCATTGTCACGAATGTGCTCAGGTAATTGGTCCTTGACCAATAAAGAGGTTAGTTGGCCGTTTTCTATCATGTTGTTTTAGCTGTTACATTGACAATGATTGATTGTGGATCAAATTCATCCACTGTAATGATTCTGTTGTAAGAAGATGATATAATAGTTGATGTAGGTGTTGTAGTCAATGTTAGTTGACCTAATTCATTGTCAACTGTAATAGGTGAAAACGCATTTAATGTAACGATACCATTATTGTAGTCTACTGTACCAATATTACCATTGAAGACTGTTTTCACGTTAAATGTATCATTAAAATAAGTTCTTAATGTACCATATTTACCTTCAAGCATAACTGTTGCTGCACCAAGTGTACCTGTTGTATCGTTGGCCGCATTTGTTATTGTCAATATTGCTGATGTATAACCTGTACCTTTTGTCAGCACATTAATTCTTTTAATAACACCATTCACTACTACTGCTTCTGCTGTTGCACCAGAACCATCACCTAATATAGTAATCTTTGGTGGATATTCATAACCATAACCAGGATTTGTAACTGTAATAGATTCCACACCACCTGAGGATGAAGGTACTTCCTCGATATAAAGGCCTTGAATAGTTTGCGCCAAGTTTAATGGATTTCTATAGACCACTGTTGGTGAACTCAATATACCAGTCAAGAACATACCTTTTTTCAGTTCTGTTCC